TGGAGTACGTTACGTGGCTGATATCATCACTCCTAACGCTAAATTAGCACTCATTACTCCTACCAGAAACAACTGGTCGGATGCTGCTAATAAGAATTTTGAAGCGATTGATGCTATTATTGGCACGTACTTCATTATCAATCAGTTGCAGGGACCGTGGACTAATTCTACGGTCTACGCTGTAAATGATACTGTTATTGATTCCGTCACTAGTTCTGTTTGGACGGCATTAGTAGCACATACTTCTGCTGCTATTCCTACTACGTTTGCACAAGATCGTGCTGCAAATAGTTCGTATTGGGCAACGTATGCTGCACCTGCTACGGCTCGTGGTGTATGGACTATTAATACACAGTACAAGTTGAATGACTTTGTTGTATCAGGCGCACAGTATGCTATCTGCATAGCTTCGCATACATCAGGAGCTACGTTTGCTGCTGATTTGGCGTTGGGTAAGTGGTCTGTGCTGATTGATCTGTCTACAGTCAGTAGCACGATCATGCCCGCACCTAGTGGTGGTGATGCTAACAAGTTTACTGTAATCAATGGTACGGGCAGTGGTTATACACTGGTATCATCGAGCAGCGCGTTGTCATTGTTAGGTGGCACTAGTATTGGTATCGGTGTATTGCAAGCAGCTTCTACTGCGGCAGCACGTACTGCGATCAATGCTCAGATTGCTGGTAGTTACCAAGCACAGTCTACGTATCTGTCTGCTATTGCGGGTCTTACTGTTACCGCTAATACGTTTCCCTATTTTAATGCTGGTCCTACTGCATCACTAGGTACAATCTCAACGTATGGTTTGAGTCTTGTTGATGATGCAAATGCTGCTGCTGCACGTACTACACTAGGACTTGGCACTGCGGCTGTAACGGATACAGGCACAAGTGCAGGAAACACTGTAGTACTTAATGGCAGTGCTCAACTTCCTGCTGTTGATGGTTCGTTGCTCACTGGCATTGCTTCGGCGTGGGAAACTGGCGATCTTTCTATCAGTATGCGTACGTCAAAGAGTGTGGGTTGGGTACTCATTAATGATGGCTCTATTGGCAATGCCGCTAGTGCAGCTACGATGCGAGCGAATGCTGATACGTCTGCACTCTTTACGTTGTTGTGGACTAATTGCAGTGACGCATTGTGCCCTGTTTCTGGAGGACGAGGTGCAAATGCTGCGGCAGACTTTGCAGCAAACAAGAGACTGACTCTTACACCTATGCTTGGTCGTGCATTGATTAATGCTGGTGCGGGCAGTGGTCTTACTACACGTACACTTGGATCGGCATTTGGTGCAGAAACAGTTAGTGCTCCTGTTGTAAGTCATAGTCATACAGCATGGAATATTATTGCGACTACGCCAAATACTGGTTATGTAGGTGCTGAGCCTTCAATCAACATGCTTACTGACGCTAGCTTTTCTAATGGAGGTGTAACAGGAACCACCTCTAGCGGTACTAATCCAATGAGCGTAGTTCAGCCGGGCGCTGCTGTAAACGTGTTTATTCATCTTTAAGGACTAATGAACATGTCCACTGAAAAGCTTGAGAAAGTTGCTTGGTTGAATCAGATCAGTCTCGGAAACGTACTGACTATCCTAGGGGGTATCATTGCGGTCGGGATGATCTATGGCACTACACTTACGCGAGTACAAGCAGTAGAAACTAAGATAGAGCTAAATGAGATTGCTGATCGCAAATCGATAGATTCAATAGGCATCATGAAAGAAAGAGCATCTGAAATTTCTACAGAACAAAAATCATTTCGGCGTGATATAGATCGCATCAGCGAACAGCTTACACGAATTGAAATCTTGCTTCGTCGTCCTGTCTCGCCAAGTCCGTAGGAGATTCTTATGGCATTTCTAGGTGTTGCGGCAGTGATTCCCTCTATCATTGGTATTGCTGGAGGAGCAATTGATAAAGTCATTGACCACTACCTTCCGGATGCTCAAAAGGCGGCAGAATTTAAGCTTGAGGTCTACAAGTCACTACAAGCATCTGACCTCGCACAGATTGATGTCAACAAAACAGAAGCAGCAAGTAGCAGTGTCTTTGTTGCAGGATGGCGTCCTTTTATTGGCTGGGTTTGCGGTGGTGCATTGGCTTATCAGTATATACTCCTACCTATCAGCATCTATATCGCGACTCTGATTAATGAGAAGTACGCCACTGTGCTGCTGAATGCTCCGAAGCTGGATGACAATTTGTGGCAGCTTCTTATTGCGATGCTTGGTATGGGTGCGCTGCGTTCGTTTGATAAGTATCAAGGGACTTCAAAGTGAAGATCAGCGATCAGGGAATTGCTTTGCTCATTGAGCGTGAGGGCAAGCGGAATACTGTCTATCTAGATACGGAAGGCTATCCGACTGTAGGTGTCGGTCATATGGACCCTACACTTGTAGTTGGTGATGTATGGACTGACGAGCAGGTAGAAGAAGCATTCCGCAAGGACATTGAACGATTTGAAGTAGCTCTCAATGATAATCTTACTGTAGATTTGTATCACTTTCAGTACGATGCACTTCTGTCATGGCTGTTCAATGTTGGTGCAGGCTGGGCATCTAGAGCTACACTGATGAAGCTAGTCAATAAGGAAGAGTTTGAGAGTGCTGCTACTGAATTCAATAAGTGGCGCATTCCAGCATCAATTATTACTCGTCGTAATGGTGAGCGTGAGCAGTTTGCTGGTCGTAAGTTCGTAGCTAGGTGCTAGTATGTATACTGTACGTGATGCTCAAGACATTGAAGTCTTTCAGCTAGTAGACATCAGTAAATTGGTACTGGTTGAGAGTCCTATATACAAGGACATGATATTTGATGCAGAGAAGAGCGCAAATTATATTTATAGCGCAATTATGAAGCACGATGGTTGGTTCTTGCGTGTAATTGCTGATGAGAATAATCGTATAGTTGGTGGATTGCTTGGGTGCATGGAAACTACAGTATTTGGACCTAACAAGATTGCGTATGATGTAACGGTGATGATGGAAACTGCACATCGCGGTCGTTGTGTTAAGCAACTAGTACAGGTCGTACAGGAATTCAAGCAGTGGGGCATCGATAACGGTGCTAAGCTGATTAAGTTAGGCGTATCTTCTGGCATCAATATCGAGAAAGCTTCAATGTTCTTTGAGCATATGGGATTTGAGCGTATTGGTGCTTTGCACGGCTTTAAGGTAGGAGAATAACATGAGTGGTGGTGGCGGTGGTGGTGGTTATCAACCAGATAACAGTCTAGCTATTGCTCAGTTGGCAGATCAACGCGCTAGAGAAGATCAAGCTCGTCGTGATGCTGAAAAGAAAGCTGCTGAAGCTAAGTTCATTACTGATCGTGATGCTGCATATGCTGCTGCTCAGGGAACAGGTCGTGATGTTCTAACTGGTCGCGGCTTGGACGTTAATGAATTTGAAAGTATCATTAATCGTGCATTGACAGATCAGAAAGCGCGCATTCCTAGCGGCGATCTTAATCCTGCATCATACTTTACTACTGATATTATCAATAATGCACTGACACAAGAAGAGAATCAGCGCCGCATTCGTAACACTAGTCAAGTAAATAATGAATTTGCTCCAGGATTTGATCGTTCGTATATTGCAGATACTGCTGATGATGCATACATCAATGAATTGCTTACTGGCCAGAGGAATCAGGCTACATCAGCTCTAGATTTCGCTCGCAAGCGTGGGCAGTTGAATGATGCTGGATACAATAGTGCGATGGGTAAGTTGATTGAGCAGGAAGGTGGCGCTAGGTCTACGCTTGATACTCTTGGCTCTAGTGTACTCGGCAAGAATCGTAGCAGTCTGAGTGGCATTCGTGATAGGGCTAGCACTGGCGCTAATGCATACTCACTTGGTGGGCCGTTGTTCAGTCTTGATCCTTATAGGAATGAATTGACTAGTGCTGTTGAAGGATTCAATAAGAATCTTAAGGGTGACATTACTAATGCACTTGGCGGTACGCAGTTGTTCAATGTGAATGACATTTTGTTGTCTGGCGCAAGGGCACAGGGACCGCAGAATCTGACTACCGCTAACGTGCCGGGTATGTTGCCTAAGAAGAATGCACAGGCTGATCGTGGTCTTGGAAGCACTGGTCAATTCTAATGGATGGCGTACTGATCGTTGCTCATAAACATATTCCTGCAATGGATGCGCCTTCGGTACAGAAGGTACGTGATCTTGAGAAGGAATTGTTGAAGTTACCGCAAGGACAGTACGACACTAATCATGTGATTCATGCTGGTATGTATGCACGTACATTGATTACTCCTCCGTATACGTTGATTACTGGCGCACTGATTAAGATACCTACTATTCTTATTACTCATGGTGAGATTACTGCGTACGTTGGAAATGGTGTAGTACGGTTGCACGGATACAATGTGTTGCCTGCTAGTGCTGGTCGTAGGCAGGCAGTATTCTCACATGATACTATGGCGCATTATACTATGATGTTTCCTACTACACATAAAACTGTCGAAGAGGCAGAAAAACAATTCACGGACGAGTATGATTTGCTTGCTTCTCATAGGGATGAGAAGTTTAATTATACCGTAGTTACGGGAGAGTAATATGGCAGGTTGGGTTGCTGGCGCAGGACTAGCCGGCTCGTTACTATCTACTGGCGGATCGTTGCTATCTGCTAGTCAGCAGCAGAGCAGTCAGCAAGAAAGTTTGCGCCAAGCGCAACAGAATTATATGCTTCAGAAGCAGATTGCAGAACAGCAGCAGCGTATGGCTGAAGCTGGTCGCACTGATGCGGCTGGTAATCGTGTGTACTTCAATGGCAAGGATTGGGTAACTGAACCTACTGCTGCCACGAAGAGCATTATTGATGCGTCGCAAGCTAACGAACGCGAACAACAGGTAAAGGGTGGTACTCGTCGTGAGCTTGGACAAGCCAATAACTTCGCTTCAAGAGAAAACGCAGCTAATGAAGCTGCTTCCGTGCTTCGTATGCTACGAGATAGGGTTGGAGCGCCTACCGAAGAAGGAGTTAGAGGTAGAGGTGCTATTGCAGCAGCTACTGAAGCAGGGTCGAATAGAGATTTGCTAGTTGATGCTGTTGCACGCAACACTATTCGTAGTGGTGGCGGTGCTAGCAATACGATTGGTAGGACGTTGGATAATATCGAGTCTGGTGCTGCTGATAACCTGCGTACTGCACTTGCTAAGAATGATGCTATTGCACCTGAACAGTATCGTGTTGCTAATGAAGGCTGGGAGACTGGCCGTGCTAACAAGTTCAATCCGTTGAATGCTGTTGGTAGTAACATTACTGATGCGCCGTTTGCTCCTACTCAAGTGGGTGCGCCTATTGATGCATCACTGAATCAGGCTGCTGCGTACGGTGCTACTACTTCTGGTAAGAATGCTACTAATTTGAATGCTGGTTCTGCATTGATTAGTGGAGTGCAGCAGACGCCTATGCCTTGGGGCAGTGCTATCGGTAGCATTACTGATGCAGTTAAAGCGTATATGCGTGGACGTAGTGGTTCTAGTCGCAATGCTGGTGATAATACTGATAGAAATGATCCATCTTACAATAGTGGAAGGCCGTACTAATGACCGTATCAACTCGTACTAGTGCTCCTTCTTACAAAATCTTTGAGCCTGATACGCTCGATGCTGTCTATGCTAAGGGCAATCTTGACCCTATCATGGGCGGCATTTCGTATGCATTTGGCAGTGCTCATAAGCAGAACAAGGCTGAGTATCGAGATCAATATCTAGCTAGCCAAGAGAAGTTTAACAGAATGGCTGCTACTCTTGATGCTATGGAAATGGATAGCAAGACTAAGCAAGAAGCTATGAAGCTCGGTGTTGCATTGATTAAAGAAGGTGAGGACCCTATCAAGATCATTGGCGCAAGTAATGTATATGCCAATCCTGCTGATAGTTCGTTGCCTGCATTGAAGCGTAATGAGTTGCAGGCTTCTATCAATGCGAAGAATGCAAGTGCGTCTGCTAGTGGTAAAGAAGGCTACGATACTATTTCGACTGTTACTACACCTCCAGGCAGCAATCAGACGGTTACAGTAACACAGAAGCGTCCTGCAGGTAAGATGAGTACTGCTGCTCCTAGCACAGTCGATCCTACTACTAGTACTCCTGTAGCACCTAATGCGAATGCTGCTGCTGTTACTAGACAACAGATTCAGGCTCGCGCAGAAGCTGCTGTTGGGCGTGGTGCTAAGATCATTGACCAGTCTCCTAGCGGTGCTACGTTGTGGCAGGGACCGAAAGGTACTGCAACATTCAAGCCTGATGGAACAATGGTGCGGTAGTACACATGGTTGATTATACAATCGATCCTGATAGACTTGCTGAATACGAAAAAGAGAGGGGTTGGGGGCCTCTTAGCAGGGCTGACTCTAAAGTACTTGGTGGCTATGTAGGTATGGGTATTGCAGAAATTCCTGCATTGCCTACTACTATTTACAATCTAGCTGCTAAGGCAGTGCGAAATATCCCAGCTAACATTCCTCTTATCGGTCCTGCTGCCGCTGCAATTCGTACAGTTGCTACGAATGAAGAAGGCAAGATATACGGTGAAGAAGGTGCTGGCGAGATTAGTGACGCCATCAACAAGAATGCTAAAGATTGGGGTAGCAAGCTAGCAGGTCGTGAGCTAGAGCCGGGACTATTGAAGGATAATTCACCGATCGATAAGTTTGGTACTGTAGTAAACATTGCTACCAATATGATTCCTGTTGGTGGCGGTCCTATTAAGGCATTGGCTGATGGAGCTAAGAATGTCAATACAGGTATCAAGGCTATTGACAAAACTGTACCCATGCTATCAGAAGCTGCGGGCTTTCTGTCACCGTTTGTACCGACGAATTCTCCCAAGACTCTGATCGCTGCTAATCTTGGTATTGGTGGTGCATTGACTGTTGCTGCTGATGTTGCTGAGGATATGCTAACGCCTAAGAAGGCAGAAGATGATCCTGAGTTGCAACAGAAGATTCAGTTCTTCCGCGATCAGTGGGGCACTATTGATACTGCCGTAGATCAGCAAGCTAAGGCTGGTGGTGATCTTGCTATCGATGGTGTTGGTCAGGCATTTGATGCATCTAAAGATGTAGAGACTCAAAAGGCTATCGAAGCATTCAGAGCTACTGATTGGAGCAATCCTGTAGATGTAGAGACTAAGAAGCAAAATGTAATTGCTGCTGGCTTGCCTGATCTTGAAGATTACAAGGGTGCGGCTCTTGGCGTTGCTGCTATTGGTATTGGTCTTGGTGTTGCATACACAAAGCGTGCCGCACTGAGCAACAAGATGGCTGAGTTTATTGGTGGTAAGGAATTCAGCAAGATTGCGAAAGAAGATGCAGTCTCTAAGCCAAATGCTACTAATCTTAGCGGTGGCGATATGTTCGCTACACAGACTGCTGACTACTCTATCCCTATTAAACGTGAGTCATTGCGTCCCGAAGAAATGGGAGCTAGGGCTGAGAAGGTTGCTGCTGCATCGAAGGTACAGTTCAAGCATCTTGAGGAAGATGGACTGATTGCTAACTCTAATGTGAAATTGAATCGTCCTCTTGCGGACTTCGTACGTGATGTGCAGGCACTTGGTAACGATCCTGTTAAGATAAAGATGTATCGTGATGCAGCTAATGCCGGTGCAGAGAGCAATAACAGAATTCGTATGTGGCTTGAAGGTGAAAAGCCAGTAGGTGTAGGCACTCGTAACGTCGCTGATCCTGCGTTGATTGGTGAGTACACTAATTATCTAAACACGCAGCGTCGTAAGGTTGCTCCGGGCACTGCTACTACTCAAGCACAGTTGGATGCTATCGAAATGAAGTACTCATTTCATGGCCGTGATCCTCTTACTGATACTGTGCCTTCATTTGGAGACTTGCTTGCTATTCGTCGTGCTGCATATGCTGATCCTGTAGTTGGTCCATTGCTGCAAGAACATAAGAACATCATGCAGAAGATCGGTCTTGACTATAGACTTGAGAAGGGACTGATTACTAAAAAAGAATACACTGATCTTAAGAATCTGCATCCTGACTACTTTCCTGTGCGTATTGAAGGGAAGCATATGTCTGCGCTAGAGTTGTCGCAGACTGGTGGCAGGTTGAATCGCGGTGATCCTATCAAGGAACTGTATCCGTATATTCATGAGACTGTTACAGACGTGGCACATGCTGAATTGAAGCGTGCTGCTATCATGGAATTGAAGGACAATGCACGTTCAGGTAACAAGCGTGCGATTGAGTTGCTTGGACGTGATGATATCTATTCAAAGAACAAGTACAACAAAGACAAGATGATTGAGTATCGTGACTATAAGGGCAATGCTCGTATGGTCGAGATACGTGATCCTGTGTATCGCTATGCACTGAGTCAAGGTGCAGGCAGTGCTGCATTGCGTTTGAATACTGGACTTGTCAAGGCGTTGTCGATGCCTTCTCGCGTGTTGGAATCGTTGACTACTGGCCCCATTACTGCATTCGTAGGTGCGCCATTCGCTGCGGCTAATGCTGCGTATGGTTCGCTTGCTACATTGATTAATCGTCCTGCTGGCACTGTTGCAGGATACATTGATAAGTTAGTGCAGGATACAGGTATTCTAGGCAAGGGTAAGGGTGGCGTCAATCGCGGTGTACGTGGTGATCCTACGTTCTACTTGCAAGTAGCTGCACAGATGCTGCCTAACATTACTGCTGTACTAGCTAAGAACGGTGCCGCTGCAATTGAGTCTGTAGCTCGTACAAATTCATGGTTCGCTCCGGCTGCTGGTAGTGCAACTATGGATGCATTTGCTAAGAGTATGTCTAACTTTTACAAAGCATCAATGGTGAATCAGTTAGAGAAGCGTGGTTTGCAGGGTGGCGCTACACCTATGGCTAGAGTGACACAGCCTACTATGGCTGATCTAGAAGCGTCACTTACGCCTGCTGCTAGAGGCAGTAAGGGATGGCAAGTTACTCGTGACTTCTTGCATGATGCATTCGGCGCTATTGGTAATGCTCCGCAGGCTGCATACTTGAAGCAGAACATGGGGCGTGGAATGCAAGAAGGTATTCTTACGTCGCGTGTACGTAATGTGATGGGTGATCCTGCTAAAGTTGGTCGTAGTGATCTAGTCAATCAAGGTGTATTGCTTACTCCTTGGGGTGGTGTGACTGTTCAATCGTTTTCACGCTTTGCACACGCTGTTCGTACTAATCCTACTGGTACTGCTGCTGCAATTGGTGCATCTGTAGCTATGCCTACGATGTTGATTACCAATTGGAATGCTTCTCTTCCTGATTATGTTGATCCGGGAACAGGAGAGAAGCAGAATTATATTAACTATCAATACAATGTGCGTACACCGGATCAGGTAGCAGGCTCGCATTATGTTGCGATTCCGGGCCGTCCTCCAGAAGAGGGGCTAGAGATTCGTATCGATCAGTTGATGCGACCGTTCAAGGTGCTTACTGATATTATCTATGGCACTCAACTTGGACTACAAGACGGTAGCATCTTCAAGCCTGAGAATGAGCAGATGCTTGCGGCATTGCAAGATGGAATGCAGACTCGATACAATATTGGTGGTGATGCCATGATGTCAGCACTATCACAGATCGGTCCTGCTATTCCTACGGTTATTAATATGGGACTGGCTGCTGCTGGTACGAATGTACAGCTTCGTTCGTACACTGATCCGCACTCTCGCATTGTAGACAACAAGGCAGCGGGCGCTACTGATTCGACTGCACGTTATACTGATGCGAAGTTCTTTGGATATGATATCAGTGCTAGGACTGAGGCTATCTTTAATAACCTTGGCGGTCAGGTTGGTCGTGCTATCTTGAACACGATTGAATCTAATCAGCAAGGCACTAAAGATGGTCTGTCTGGCATGGATAAGACCAAGGACTATGGCGATAGATTCATGATGAATCTTGAACAGTCTACTCGTGAGATATCAGGACTGTGGGGACGTAGCGCTACCATTTCTCCGAGTCAGGAAGCTGCCTCTAAGTCGTTGCAAGAGAATATGGAAGGTATTAAAAAGTTGGCTGCTGTTAGTCAGAAGCTTCGTGGACTTAGTGGTGCTGGTGATACAATGGTTGGCGCTAAGGGACGTGAGATTGATTCGCTGGTGGGCAGTGGTCCTGTACGATTCAAAGATGAGCAGATGTACGCCCTTGGAAATGATGCTCAGAAGTTCATGCAACAGTATAATAAAATCTATGCTGGTGCTTTGAAGGACTTGTATGAGAATCGTGCTAGTGCTATGTCTAGTGAGAAGGTTCCACCGCGCGTCAAGCAACAGATTGTTAACGATATCTCTAAGAAGATTATCGAAAAGAATCGTGAAGCTCTCAGCGCAGTGAAACAATGGGAATGGAACGTATCGAAGGCGTATAATAGGAACATCGATATCAGGAAGATCGATTTGGATGAGCCTATTACGCAGTTCAAAGAGATACTTAACTAATTCCTAACTTGTTAATGCTCTCTTTGTATAGATCATCGTTGCCTAGATAGATAGTGGCACGCCAGATAGTCTTTGGCCTGCCACTACTTTCTACTGTGAAGCGTTGTACAAGATCAAGCTCGTGCATAACGGTGAGAACGCTTCGCACTTGTTCAGATCGATACTTTGGCCGCATCGCTCGCAGTATGTCTGACTGGCTAAGTCCGCTAACTGAGGCAGCAAGGAGTTCAGCACGCACTTTTTCGACAAGTCTGATGTCGTTGCGGTCAACGACGGTTCCTGAGAAGAGTCTTTGTCCATCTTGCTTGATCCTTGATACGATCTTTATGGCATGTTTAATGTGATGTACGTCAACAAGCCAATGTTCATCATTAATTGCAAGAAGTGCAGCAAACCTGAGTATGTGTGCATCCTCTCTAGCTTCAAAGCTTGCACGGTAAGCATCGACATGATGCGGTCTAGCATTATACCATTGCTTGAAGCTCTCAATAGCAGAGCTTCCAACTTCAATTCTCCCCACAGTTCCGGCTCTTCCTGCAATTTCTCGTAGCTGTCGTCTGAGTTCTTCTCGCTTGTCATTGTCGTCTCCTTCCTCGGGCCATGCGACATTACGTTTCCTTGCGCTTCCATCAATAAAATAGCAGCGTGAAGTGAATCCTCCTTCGATAATTGCAGGGGTGACTGCTCGCATAAGCCACGATGGTGTGCTTCCTGCAATGAATGAAGCGTATACATTTTTGAGATTGTAGCCGCCTCCTATTGCTACAGTGCCGCCACCAATTCTAGTATCAGGGCAATCGTAAAGATCAGTAAGAAGGGCAGGCAGTCCTGATAGACCACCGCTACGTGATAATACTGCTGCCAGCTCGCTCGCAGAGATTGCAACGTGTGCGTAGCCATGTGCTTTAGTTGCGTTGTATAATTCATACTGCAACTGCCCTGTAGTTATTTTAGACTCAATAAGGATAAGCTTACTGTCTGTGTTAGTAAGGAAATCCCGCACAAGATTAGTTGCCACTCGGACACTTGTAGACTTGCGAGTGACGCCACTATCACTACTGAGGATGACATACATATTAAGACGCACAGGTGCTTTCGGTCTGTTGACATAGCATTCACGTCCTACTGCGATAGACAGTGCCCAACAGGCACACATGAAGTCGTATACGAGTGGGGTTTCTTGCCCACTCATATACTCAATGTACTTTCCTATGAATGAATCTTTAGGAATGAAGTCGTATGCGCTCACGAATCAAGTGTCTCTCTGATGTTGAAGATTGATTTTTTGTCAAGCATCAATCGAGCGTTGGCACCTACAGCATCAGGCATTGCATTAATCATTGACATAAGTGTTTCAATGAATGCTTGCATGTCAGCATCGAATGTAATTTCTTCATTGTATTCAGCTAGTGCCATTGCAGTAGTAACTACATCAAATGCGTACGTGAGTACAGCAGTAGCAATGTGTCGTGGCTGTAGTTGTCGTGCGTACAAGAATGGAAGCGTTGCATTGTACATTGCATCGTACACTTCCGTATAAGGGAAGTCTATGTTCTTGCTCTTGGATTGATCGATAGTAATGTCACGATAGAATGCAGTAGGTTCCTTGATATCAGACATGGAGCTTAACCTTTTCAATTGTGGACCAACGATGTATCCCTGTCTTATCAGGCTTGCTCAATCCCGGTTCAGCCGGAATGATTAGTTCTTTGCCGTGTACCATGATAGGCTCTTGAGCGTGCTTAATCATGATTCTCATAACTTTGGCACGATCTTCGAGCTTGGCAGTAGCGACCAGAGCGTCATGTATATTGATAGTGATCGAAGCTGCTAAACTTCCGTCATCGTTACGCGGCCATTCTGCATCCTCGTAGCACAGATACATAGTTCTGCATACTTTATCCCCAATCGTGGACTGAGGATCGAATGCCACGATAGACTTAAGGGCTTCTTCGTTACCCTCAACCCTTTCGAGAAGTATCCAACGTCGTCCGTATGCATTGTATAACTTCTGCTCCTTAATAGCCTTATCAATCAGAGCCGACCACGCAGCAGAGACTTCGGGGAAAGCCGAATGATATAATCTGTGGGCGCGCATCGCATCCAGCAAAGGAATTTGTGCTGACTGTGCGAGTCCATCTGGTTGAAGGCGATAGTTAAGTCCATGCACACACCGCTTGGACTTATAACGTAGAGTAGGGCGATGTTGATCGTCGAAGTCGTAGGTGGGTACATCTTCGTATGCAACTTTGAAGATATCAACTGCATTCGCGCGATGAATGTCGTAGGATGAATCAACCATCGCACGGTCGAAGTTAGCCATGAGACGTTTGACTTTCCATTTGTATGCAACGTACATGGCCTCCGCTTGTTTGAGGTCGAAGTATACAAAGCCATAGCCACGAGGGGCTATGAACATTTCTTTGGCACGACCCGGTATGTTTTGTAGATTTCCTCCGGTACCGATGAGTGTCTGAGCTGAGGATAACCTACCGGGAGCAGACTGTACACCGTACTGCTTCCACTCACAGCGCCAACGTCCATCCTCGTCGGTCTTTGCTCTAGTATACGTAGAGACGAACTTGAATTCCTTTCTGTACTCATCAATTGCTTTGAGCATTTCGCGCGCAGCAGGTGGAGTAGACGGGTGCATGAGGATAGCGTGCCTGTTTTTTTCATCTGTCTTACGTCCACGTCCCTGTAGCTTAAGATCAGTGAAGTATAGCTTTGCAAGTTGCTTAGGTGAGTTGAGAGTCTTATCAGTAATGGGATAGTTAGGATCACCAGTTGCAACGTAGATCATTTCGTGAATCTTGTTCTGCATAACGTCGAGTTGTGCAGTCAAGTCAGTGTTGATCTTCTCACGTAGTGTGTCATCTACAAGGATACCGTTAGCTGTCATCTCTACTAGATGAGGCTGTAGCTTCATGACGTGTCCGTAGTAGAAGTCTTTCAAGCCAGCAGATGCTAGCTCTTGATCCATCTTCTCCCACACACGGCGTGTGATACAGATATCCTTTACGTTGTACTCCCAAAATTTATTGATGTCCCCCACAGTTCTCCAAGTATCAACTTCATCTTTGTAGTAAGGGTGCTCTGTATACTGTGTCGTGAGAAATCCGAGATTGTGCGGAAGTGCTGGATATAGAGTATGGTGGGCCAGCAATGTGTCTGCGTATACGTTGCGGATTCTAAGTCTATCCTTAAGCCAAAGCCAATAGGCGTCGAAATTTCCATTCTGTCCGATAAGACGGACATTGGGATCAGCAAACAGGCGTGCGATAGCAATTCGTATCTCAGTCTCTTCTGGTACGGTATAGACGGAGCGCTCACTGTCACGAAACGCAATACACATCCCAGAATGGTTGTCATTAGTTAGACCTATGCACGCTGTCTCTTGGTTGATGGTTTCGATGTCGAAGGAGATAGGCTTACCTCCATCTTTGACCATTCGTATGTAGTCAAGTGCGGCTTGTTTTGTGGGGTTGATGATTGGCTCGATGACGTACTCTTTGTATCGTCCTTCGATAACACGCTTGAATCGTCCAATATCTGATTTGAATGTAAGCTCTTTGCTAGGCTCTCGAAGAATGTATGCAGGATTATACGCGATAAGAAGGCGTCCGTCAGTTCCGAAGCCGGAATCTTTTGAGTATGTAAAGGTACTACCCCTCCACTTCTCGACGCCACTATATCCCGCAACAGCTTTGCAAGCGTAGCCACCGAGAAGTAGAATGTATTTCCCGTTAATGAGATTGGATAGTTCATACCGTAGTATCGATTCCCAGTGCGCCAACTCACCAATGCTGATGGCTTCGTCTTTAGAATCGGATTTTTTGTCGAGTTTTCGTTTGATAACATTAGTGACGTAGCACTGATTACGTGTGATACCAATCTTAGCAAGCTCTTGCCAGAGATATCGCCCAGCGTTACCGATAAGCGGGATTTTAGACTGTACTTCTGTGTCACCGGGCGCCTCTGATATGATAATATACTGTGCAGTAGGGCTTCCACTTCCTGCGCATTGTAGTTGTAGTCCTATAGCATCACAGCGCCGCTGGATTTCAGCCTGCATGTCATAGTTCATACTTTATTCCTTATCTTTACGAGCCTGTGCATCGATGTCGCTATACTTATCGATATACCTCTTGTTCAGCTTATCGATGTTGTATTTTAGCACATCTTCACGTGTGATGTCAAGCGCCTTACGCAATCCTTCCATGTACCATTCAATATCTCCTAATTCCTCTACAACATTCTCTTCATCGAGAGTCTTACCGTAGATAGCAGTCTTTTTGATTGCATCTACCAGCTCTCCAGCTTCACCAGCAATGCCGAGTGCCATATGTACTAGATGTGCTTGATGTGGAGTGAGTTTGATATCTTCTCCGAGTTTACAGGTACGTTCGACAAGCCTAGCGTGGTCATTGAATACACTCACAGTTCAATCTCCTTTAGTAATTTGAGTTTAAAGTGATTACGGATAGCGACTGCCACTTGTGCGGCGGTGTGATGGATTGAACCATTATTTTCAATGTCTCGTTCTTCGCCAGCCACCTGTCGTAAGTAGCTACGACTATCATTCCTGAAATCACATCCTTCTCTGTGTAAGCGAATAAGAATTGTGTTTCCTCTTCCGACAGATCGTACGACTGCATCCACTTCGTCAGGGAATCCACAATCTGTGAAGATAACGAGAGGATAAGCGGATCGGTTGAGTTCCCTAACAGCGAGCCGACCAAAGAAAGTATTTCCGTAGGTCGGTTTAAGAAATTCCTCACTGATACGGATAAGTAGCTTCCGTAGGGTATCTTTCGGTCCGTATTCATACTGTTTTGTATCTTCATATCCTATTACAGATGGCAGAATTACTTTAATCTCTCTGCAGAGAATGTTAAATTCAGCTTCCTTGTGCTTTTCAACACTAGAAACGTCCATATCGAGCAATGCAGCAGCCATTCGCTTGATTGGTGCTGCAAACTTCATGTGCCCAAACTTCAAATACTGTACAAGGTGTTGTTGCACAGTATCTTTACCACATCCGGGAGGTCCATTGAGCAGAACAACGTATTTTTGGGGTCGTTCAAATGCCATTTGAAAAATTTCCCTTTTTAGATACGACTTCTTGTGGTGGAAGCAGCGGTCTGCATACTTTGTGCGTCACTCACTAGCCAAACATGCTTGCGTGCGCGTGTTACGGCAGTGTAAAAGTTGGCACGATTGAGCATCATGAATGCTGACTTGTTAAGTACGTAGATTACGTGTTCGTACTCACTTCCTTGCGCTTTGTGAGTAGTAACAGCATAAGCCAGTTGTAGTACCTTACGAGGATCATACCATTTTTCCTCTCCACGAAGATGGTATACCACGACAGGGGGAACCGCGACTTCGCGATCACCAAAGTTAATTTCAATCGTCCCATCTTCACTGATTTTAATAACATTTCCAGTCTCACCGTTGAAGATGTTAAGATTGTAGTCATTCTTGGTCCAAAGTACCTTGTCGCCTTCCTTGAGGAATAGTGGGTTCTTAGCATCCCACTTGTTACGAGGAATAGCTACGGCTCCAGCCATCATGTCATGGAACATAGGCTGTAGTCCTGCATTCAATGCAGTAGTACCGATCCAAGATGTGTTCTGAGGAGTGATGATCTGATTAGTAGGCTTCTGAAAGTCTACGTGATCGTTATTGAGGATCAATTCCTTGATCTTGTTTACCGGATCGTTAGTAATGACAAGATCAAAGTTAGGCTTACGTACGGGACACATGCCATACAGAATGCGAGAAGCATTAACTGCAATATCTGAGCCTTCTCCCTGTCTGTGAAGTTTCTTAAGAATAACAGAAGGGAAGCGAGTAAGAATATCTTTGAATGGAGAAGGAAGCTTTGCAATTTCCTTGTTCTCTTCAATAGGAGGAAGCTGGTTGATATCACCGAAGCAGCGAAGGATAGAGCCAGGCTTCATTGCGTCGAGAATATCACGATGCAAGTTCTGATTGACCATAGTGTACTCGTCAACGAACAGTACGTCGCAATCAAGAGGATTATTCATGTTTCGCTTAGGCACAGAATCGCCGTAGACTTTGCCAGTCCTTTCGTCTACTTCTCCGGGATGTGAGAATTCTAGAAGTCTGTGTACGGTAGAAGCTGGAAAGCCTGTTACTTCTTCAATTCGTTTTGCGGCTTTGCCTGTGGGTGCTGCTAGCTTTACTGAGTATCCGGAATCAGTATATTCCTTGTAGCCTGTCTTAAGTAGTGTAGTCTTACCTGTACCTGCTGCGCCAGTGATTGCAACTAGGCGCTTGCTCATGTCCATACATAGAGCAAGCCCTAGCTGCTGTTCAGTGTCGAGATTGAGTTCGTGCGTCTGTGGGATAGTAGCCTGAGAAGATTCCGTGGCTCCCACCGTCTGCGATTCGGTAGTCATTACGATATGTACCCTTCATGTTACTTGCGATAAATGAGCGCAAGTCATCAACCGTAGAGAACGTGTGCAGCATTATGCGCCCATCGTTATACTCTACGGTACACTGTATCATTTCGTCGTCAAGGTTTATCGGATTTGAGATAATCATCTTCTAGTCTCTCTAATTCTTGTGCTACTCTAACAGCACAGAATTTCATAAATGTTCCAAGTTTCAAATCGAGTTTCTTACATACTCGTTCAATGGATTCTGATTCGAATTTGTTGAGTCTTGCGTATGCGATGGTTGAGTCTGGATGTTTTGAAGAGTATATGCCGTGTCGTCTAGGCTCATCGAATGGTACTGGTATTGTGATGCTGAGAGGATGTTCGTACTTTTTATCGTTCATTAGTTAAGCTCCGTCAAGTAGATGTAGAAACGGGGCTAGTGAGCGAAAGGTTAAAACTCTCACTAGCCCCGCCCTCTTAGTAGCGCCAACTTATTCAGGGGAAAAGAGGCACCACTTAGAATACTACAAAACTAATTACGCAGCCGGAGCATCCGACTTCTTACCGACCGGAGCCGGGAGCATGACACGCTTGAAGAACAGCTTGACGCCATTCTTAGCAGCGTTATCAACCGCATCCATAGCGTCATCGCCGTTACGCGCAAACGTCGGCTCGCCCTGAATCTCGACTTCCGACAGAAGATAGAGACGCTTCGCCTTGGCCGAACGAGTACGCTTCTTGCCGCCTTCCGTGGGAGACTTAGCCATTTTGGTGTTCCTTAAATGATTGATGTTATTGAATTATAAGAGCGTGTCGGATAGGGAGGATGGTGTTCTGAAACGCTCCCCACCCGACACACCTTATATACGCTCTCTGTTACGCTAGGTCAAGCCTTGTCGCGCAGGTATTACGCTGCCTCGACAGCCTTGATTTCGTGACGGTTCTGCCCCTCATAGACGGTGTGAGCAATCTCAATCGTAGCCTCACGACCGATCCAATCGTTGAGGTCAATACGGCGACCGGCAGGCGCACCAATAGCCTGTAGGAACCGCTTCAGCCCGAACATGCCCATCGGGTTAGCCTCAAGCGACACGCGCCTGTAGACCACCTTAGTACCGTCCGGAGCGCCATCCGTGTAGTCCATCGGATACTGATCCGAAGGCACAAGGAAGGTAACGGCAGCATACTTAGTACCCTTCGCTACGGAAGTCATCTTCTTAGCTTCAACGATGGAAGCGTGATACTTCTTAATAGGAAGCGGAGACGGAGCCTTAGCGTTAGCAATGTCATCCTGATACTCAATGACGCTATCGATCTCGTCGTTCTCAATCTGATTGTCAGCCATGATAATTATCCTATACTAGTTGGTTACTTGCAAGTGCCCGCTACCTTTACTACACGTTCTACGCGGGCGGTAGAGCGATCTTGTTGAATTCGTTTTTCTTCCATCGTTCGTATAGTTCTGTGATAGTGATGCCTTTCTCTGTTACTGCATCGTAGTTAGATTCGAACTCGTAACCAGTACGAGTATCGAACATACGGGATTTCATGGGTTTGCGGTAGCCTACACTTCTAACCGTAATGTATCGTTTCTTACCAGTGTCGCGGAGATTCCATACTTCGCTAATTTGTAGAGGCACTTCTTCTGAAAGTGAACCCCCAAGGAGAATAGTGATAGAAAGAATCTCTCCTTCTTTTCCAAGTTTTGGTACATCTTCATGTCCGATAAAGATGCAGTGCTTATTGTGCTTTCCTGTGACGGCGAGTATATTCTTTGCAAGACCAAGGGTAAATCTGTTTCGGAAACCATAGCCGGACATGCTAGGATTTTCAAACACCGCGCCCGGAGCAGACTTGTGACCCGCAGAGTAAGCCACAGCTTGACTAGCAAAGGCAGTAACACTATCAACAATAACGGTTTCGATGTCTTTATGTTGTGTAAGTAGATCATTGATACCAAATGGGTTGCTTGAAAGTTTAGCCTCTTCGACAATACTAGGAGGCTGCTTGCTCAAATCCATTACGATGTTATCGCTGCTACGCTTTAGAGATTCTGATCCATCATTATCGAATTGAATAATCAGACGCTTCTTAGGAGCAGTTGCAGCGATTACTGTTTTGCCTGTGCCAGCAGGTCCCCATATGAACATAGACATACGAGGGATTGCTGCACTTGATACTGTGATAGGATATTTGGATTTGTATTCTGTTACTGGTACTGGTGCTTCATCTGCCATGTTAACGCTCAGTTTTCATAGCAACGAATTGTTCAGCGTCGGTTTCCTTGGTGAAGCGTGCGACCTCCATATCGTAATCTTCGCCATCTTCGTCGGTAGTGACAAGCCAACGCAGGATGCCAGCTTCCATATCTTCGTTAGCCTTATCATCGATTACGTAGAGTTCCATCATACATCTCCTGTTGAGTTGTCAGCAACTTCGCCAACGTGATCGAGTGGGGACCATTCCTCCACTGACATAGCTTCAATCATATCAACTTGTTCTTCTCTGTGCATGGTACAGTAAGGAATGAATTGGCAAGGGTGGAAATACCGATTGCAGGAGTGTGTATAGCGAGGCGCTGCTGTAGGTCGATGTACGAATTCCTGATATACATTAACGCTATGCTCGATCCATTCTGTCCATCGTGTAAAGTCACTGTCATTACGTGAAACTTGTTCGAATGCGACACCATCTGTCATACTCTTAGGTTGTGGGATTTGTGTTCCCATTACGAAGCCATTGAGTACTTCTCTACCAAGTAACAGAGTAGCAGCTACCATGTATCCTGTAACTTGATTACTAGTATGAAACATCATGCGCCATACGTCGTCTAGTCTGAATGCAGTTTTATTCTCCGCAATGTGCGGTGCTGAGTTATAGTTATGAAGTCCGTCGATACGTCCAGTATATATGTAGACAGGAGTGTCGGAGGAGGACCGCTTTCTAAATAGAATACAGAATGGCAGTTCGACACCAACAAGCTCACCCTCCAACACGACCGGCATTTCTGACATAAGATAGCGTGATGTATAACTGAGGCATGACTGTTCAAGATTAGCCATAGTTCGTCTACGATCTGATGGATTATCGTAGAATCCTGACGTGTGCAATGCAGGCAAACAGAAATTGATGGCGTTCGAAAACTCATCTGTTGCGTCCTGTGGTGCAGATAGCATTTCAGCGAAGCGTACGGAGCCGAAGAGTTTGGTAGCGTGTAGGCCAATCTTTGTTATTTGTTTTGGTGAGTCTTTATATTGATTTCGTAGACTCCAGACTCGTAACGCTGCAAAATAATCGTGACAGGCTTTTCCTGCATCGATTGCCATGCTTCTAGTACTACTGCTTTCTGTGCGGTGGAGAGCATATCTAAGAACGCCGAAGGTAGGACAGGTATTGATGGCAGTGAGCTTAGTGAAATCGTAGCATACAAGACCATTTGCAACATGCTTACGCGCCTCCTCGATTGTGATTAGTTCAAGTGAGTAGTCTCCATACTCTAACCTCATTTCTTTTCATCCATGAAACGTGTAGCGTTAGACTGATCGTCATCCTCGCTCATAGAATTAACACCGTCGGCTGCGCTAGTGAGGCCAAGACGCTTCTTCAAGTTCTCAGCATCAGTATGCATACCTTTAACGCCAGCGAGTACAGTAGAAAACATATTGACTAGACGATCATATGCCTCTGCCATCTGTACCATCTGCTTATGCTGTACGTCATCACGCTCTGCTAGAGCACAGAGAATGTTAACGATCTTGGGATCAGTATTACTCTGTAGCTTCGCTTGAATGTCTCGTGCCTTGAGTGAGGCCATTTGTTTTCTCCAATACTAATGTGCCGTCTGAGGCTTCCAATACTAGACCGCGTGCGCTGTTCAGCAATGTGGTGACAGCGGCATCGTCTTTCTTCATACGTTCAATGATTTTTTCTAACTTGTTCAATGCTTTTTGAAGGTCATCGTCTAGTCGCTTCTGTATGGCAATACGTGAGTTGCCAAGGATTTGTTTTTGTTTTTGAACGTGAAGCGTACGGCGATGTTGTAGGACTGTGACTAGTCCTTGAATCTCATCCACGCGCATCGACATCAAATCGTAGCGATGTGTAGGTGTGTCTCTTGCTTTAGTCGGTAGTTGTGACATTCTTACCTGCCGTTGCTGCGGTGTCTAGCACACGCTTCAATGCGAGGGTTGCCTTCTCTTGTGAATCTTCGTCGCCCTCTTGAGACATAGGGATATTCATAGTTACTTTCCAGTGCCACTTCTTAGTAGCAGGATCGAAGGTGATTACTCCGTGTAGTCCCTTGTGACGCACCTTGAGAGACTTGGGAGATAGTTTCTTAAATGACAGTACGTTATCGGTGTTCATTACTACTCCTACGCTGTTAGAATTGGTGGGGCGGGTAGGGATCGAACCTACGACAAATGCGATGTAAACGCACTACTCTGCCGCTGAGTTACCGCCCCACTTACGCTACGTTACGCTACAATGCTAGGCTTGAAATACGTAGGAGGCTTAGTGCTACCGCTGCCCTCGCTCAAGATGTCGTCGATGTCTGTGATGCTGATGCCTCTCTTAGCGAGTGCAGTAGTAAGTAGAGCGCGATCAAGACGCGCAGGCGCGTTTCGGACTTCAACATTAAGGGCGGTGTTTCCTCGCACGATTGTATTGCTGCTGCCGGGCTTGATGGCGTCAATGATTTCTTCATACTGCATCCTGATAGATTTCTTAGCGTTGTCTACACGCTTGTCAGCGTAAGATGCAATCTGTTGAGCAATCATTAGTTCAAACGTAGCAGCACGTTCGTCGTGGAACTTAGCGATCTCTTCGTTAGTAATAAGAGCGGAGGGATGTGAGACTTCAGGCAGCGCAGTGCCGTTAGTCTTACCAATCTTGTTTAGTGCTTCTACTACCTTGATCTGAATGGCCTTACTCATGTGTATACCCTTTCATGCGTGTGTCAAGCACCATATACAGGATATGGGGCATTTTGTGTAGACATACTAGTAATGGTAGGCAGTGTCTTACTTTGTCAGTTCGCGTGCAGCGTACACGATCTTGGCCTTGGTGCCCTTAATACGATCATTAATGATCTGTAGCGTATCTTCCTCACGCATAAGCTTAGCGCGTGCGCTAGTGAGGCGTGCGATAGTAAGACCACGCTTCTTTTCGTCAGCTTCTAGCTCGTCCTGAAGCTGGCCCATGTCAATGTCATTGCTCTTGACCATCTTTGTGTTCCTTTCGACGTTTGTTACGATAGTCTGTATTGATATCAGTAACAGCTTGTCTACTAATCTTACGTTCAAACTGAAACGATACACGATCAGCAATGCGCTGATGTGTGAGGTCCGTGTCAGTTAGTAAGTGTATTATAGCACTAATCATGTCTTGAGTCAAACCAAAGCGCCCACTTTCTACCGCATCATTCATGTTGTCTTGGTGAGTACCGGGTTTCATGTGATGATAGTTGCCACATAGATTGTTATTACAAACTACATGGCGAATAAGTCTAGGATCATCGAGCGGAAAGTCCTTGGGATGAATAACATGGTACACAACACGATGCCCGTAGTAACTCTTGCCATTGTAAGAGAATACTGCAATGCCTTTTCCATTCAGTGCGTACTCTTTTACCTTCCAAGGCCAGCATAGTTCTATGTGTATCTTGCCATCATTCAAACCGCCAGTCATATCGTA